GTATTAACCAGCTGAATGGAGAAACCAAACTATGACTGTATTTCAAAAGCTGTTGGTGGCGCTGGCCGTAGTGGCCCTGCCTACCATCGCCCAAGCACAGGAGCTGCCCCCGGGCTGCGGCCTAGCCTCGGAGATGCCCGCTCAAATGGAAGAGATGGGCTACTTCACTATCTGGGCTGGCATCATGGAGAATGGCGAAATGATTATCCTTTACTCAGTGAAACCTGAGGGTGATTGGATGATCCACACCAGCAACGGAGTGATCGAGTGTCACACTGTTGGCGGAAACTACAACGACCTAAACAACGAGCTGCTCTTCGGGGACGACGGCAGCTCACCATCATAATCAAAAAACGAAAAGGGAAAACCTATGATACCTAACGATGTGTTTCGAACACCAATCGCAAGACAAATCTGGGAGCAGAAATACCAACTTAAACAGTTCGACGGCACACCGATAGACGTATCAGTTCATGATACTTGGCGTCGTATTGCTCGATCTCTAGCCTCTGCTGAGGAAACAGGCGCCGAACGTGCGTACTATGAGCAAGACTTTTACGACGCACTCGAGAGCTTCAAGTTCATCCCCGCTGGCCGCATCGTGGCAGGGGCTGGCTCGGAGCGATCGGTTACCATGTTCAACTGCTTTGTAATGGGCACCGTCCCAGACAACATGGCTGGTATCTTTCAGATGCTCAAAGAAGCTGCCCTCACGATGCAACAGGGCGGCGGCATTGGCTACGACTTCTCTACCATCCGTCCCAAAGGGGCAGAGGTCAAAGGGGTTGCAGCGGACGCCTCAGGTCCACTCACGTTCATGGACTGTTGGGACGCTATGTGCAAAACCATCATGTCTGCAGGTTCACGCCGTGGGGCGATGATGGCCACCATGCGTATCGACCATCCAGATATCCTTGAGTTCGTAGACGCCAAGCGTGATCCACTACGTCTTCGTCACTTCAACATGTCGGTGCTGGTCACTGACGATTTCATGGCAGCGGTAGAAGATGGCCGCGACTTTGATCTCGTCTTCAAGGGAGAGGTCTACAAGACTGTAAAGGCACGTCAGCTTTGGGACAAGATCATGATGGCAACGTACGCTTATGCGGAGCCCGGGGTTATCTTCATTGACCGTATCAACGCCATGAACAACCTCAACTACTGTGAGACCATCGCCAGTACAAACCCTTGCGGTGAACAGCCTCTGCCACCCTATGGTGCGTGTCTGCTTGGCTCAATCAATCTGGCGGCGTTGCTCAAAGATGATTGGTCTGACATTGACCGCTTCAAACTCAAAGACACTGTAGCCACAGCCGTTCGTATGATGGACAACGTCATCGACACCTCACAGTTCCCCCTAAAGGAGCAAGAGGTTGAAGCCAAAGCTAAACGCCGGATCGGCCTCGGGGTAACCGGGGTGGCCTCGGTGCTTGCACTCATTGGCGTCAAGTACGGTTCTATCCAAGCTGAGTATTGGATCGAGGACATTATGCGTATCATCAAAGAGGCAGCGTATAACGCCTCTGTAGACTTAGCCGAAGAGAAGGGTGCAGCACCTATGTACCGCCAGCAGCTCCTCGACAGTGGCTTCATGCGTACCATGGACCCGTCTATCCGTGCCCGCATCTTGAAGCACGGCCTACGCAACTGTCTGCTCACCTCGATCGCACCCACAGGCACCATCAGCCTCTACGCTGGCAACGTGTCCTCTGGCATCGAGCCTATCTTCGCTCTCTCATATACACGCAAGGTACTCCAGAAGGACGGCACCAAGCGTGAGGAGATCGTGGAAGACTACGCTGCACGTAAGTGGCGTGAGCGTCACGGCGATCGTCCATACCCTGACAGCTTTGTCACGGCACAGACGTTGACCCCTGAGGATCACGTACGCATGCAAGCGGTTGCCCAACAGCACGTTGACAGTTCAATCTCGAAGACTGTGAACCTGCCTGAGGATATCTCGTTTGAAGACTTCAAGTCTGTCTATCGCTATGCCTACAACACAGGATGCAAAGGATGCACGACGTATCGCCCCAATGAGATCACAGGGTCGGTCCTGAGTTCAAACGACGAGAAGCCTATGGTCAAAGAAGAAGAGCTCGAAGATGGAGCTTGCACTATTCGCTATGATGAAAACACCGGACAAATTATCAGGAGCTGTGAATGATTATGAAGATGTATAAACTCTGGGCGACACGCCGACGAACTCGTAATGAGCTAATGTCTTTGAGCGATAAAGACCTACACGACTTAGGTATCTATCGAGGAAACATCAAAGTCATCGTTAACCAAATAAAACTAAAGGACATGTAACCATGGACCGTATTGACTACATACCCGACGGATGGGTCATCTGTAAATGGATGGACACCTACAAAGTGTTTTGTTCATGGACAGGTGGCTATGTTGCTAGTGACAACTGGCGTCTGAACTCAAGCATCAAAACAGTTGAGCAAGACGAAGACGGGTGGTGGGTCATTAACAAGGATACAAGTTCGTACTACCTTAGCCCACATGGCTACGGAAGAGTAAATGTTGCAAACCTAGGCACCCTTGCTAACCTAACGAGTAAGGGTGTCGATGTGTTTGATGAAGAGGATGGGGTCTCTGTCCTAAACGATTTTATGGAAAGAGCCGGGGGGCTGGTAAACGGGGTAGAGTTCAAAATGAACGACCCATTGGACCAAAAGGATGAGTAAATGTTTAAGTATGTATTGGCCGCGATCGCGTTTGTTATGGCGCTTTCAACGTCCCCAGTTAAAGCCGGAAACCTATCGTCCCCTTGGGATGAACCCGAGCTAACACCAATCCAGTGCCCTCTCTACGGCATCCTTGGGCTGCGCTGGCGCTGGTGCCCGGGCGTAGGCTTCCAGCCTGCTGACGGCAACGACCCAGAGGGTGACAAGCCTGAGGATGACAAGCCTGAGGATGACAACCCGACCGATGGAAAGCCTAAGCCCGACCGATTGAAAGCGAACGCGAGTAACCACGCCAACGAACGAGCCAACAACAACGACGGCAAAGGTGGCAAAGATCGCGACACTTCTCGCAACAACGATAAGGGAACACACGCAAATAGGAGCCCATAATCATGGCTGATAGCGGACAAATGCGCGATCGTATCGCACGACTAACCGACAGAGTTGAGGAGCTCGAGAAGAACAACGAGCGTCTACGCACTATCAACGAGAGCTTTCGTGGGTACATGCACGAGATCGCTATCGACTACTACGCGAACGCACCTGAAGCGTACCTAGCGTTCTCTACAGGTAAGCTTGCGAGCGAGTTCAACGATACCAGACAGCTGATCCTGAAAGGATTGTAAGGTGAGAAACAGGCGCAACCCAATGGCCAAGGACCTTAGACAGCCTAAGTACAGGCCTAGGGTTGTGCCTGACAAAACCAAGAAAATCTCCAGAAAAAGGAAACACAAAGATGAAAGTTTATGTTGTAGTAGGAAGAACAGAGAGTGGGGATGACGTTGGCCCTTATGCGTTTGCGTTTAAACCAGACACAGAAAGGTTAACAAAAGTCATCCGTGCGGATCACGAGTGTGAGTTTGAGGGGTGGGAGACTGATGAGTTAGATGAAGCTATCCCCATCCTTGATGGCTTCTGGGTGCCAGTGCAATGCAAGTAAAACTGATTGACCATATGGGCTCTGACCTGTCCGTAGTAAACGCTGCGAGGGTATCCTTTAATAAGGAGAGTGAGCTAGTAAAGGTTGAACTAAAACCTATGGGAGTTCGACGGTTCAAATATGTCCTATCTGAGCCTGACACAAAGCTCATCAAGTACCTCGCCAAGCACAACCACTGGACACCCTTTGGTCACACCGCCATCACCCTGCATGTCAAAGCCCCTCTGTTCGTCGCAAGGCAACTAGGGAAACATCAGGTTGGTATGGTGTGGAATGAGGTGTCACGCAGGTATGTCACAGATGAACCTGAGTTCTATGAACCTGAGGTATGGCGTAAGGCTGCTGACAATGTGAAGCAAGGGTCTAGCGATGAGGCTGTCCCACATGACGGGTGGTATCCAGACAACTATGGCTCTAAGGAAAAGCCATCCTACAACGATTGGTCAGGTGAGTGGTTTGCTTGGGGTGACCCTGTGATGGCCCTAGGTGTGTACAAGGACATGATAAATGCTGGAGTATGCCCTGAACAAGCACGTATGGTCCTGCCTCAGTCGATGTACACCGAGTGGTACTGGACGGGTAACCTCAAGAGCTTCGCTAACGTCTACAACCTACGGACTGACAGCCACACACAGAAAGAGACACAAGAAGTTGCCAAGCAAATTGGGGAAGTGATAGGCAAGCTGTTCCCTATATCATGGAAGGAGTTAACCAATGGACGTAGATGCACCACTTGAGTTCGTTGTGTTCTCAACACCAACATGTAAGTTTTGCGATAAGGCAAAAGACTACTTTGATATGATTGACGCAAACTACGCTAATGTAAATATCGAAGAAGACAAGGAAGCAGCTGCGTTTTTCAGGAGTATGAATTGGATGACTGTACCGCAGATATGCTCGGTGGTCGAAAGTGAAACCAAAGATGGCCTAGAGATGAGGCACATTGGAGGCTACAACGACCTACTAAAGTACATGCGTAGAAAGATGCAGTAAAACAATGAGTTAACATGGGGAACCGCTTTGGTTCCTCATTTTTCCGAATTAGTAGACACCCTAGAAGAGAAGAGATAACTATAGTTATAACCTAGAGGTAACCTTATGTCTGATAAACAACCTATAATTACTAAAGACCTAATAGATTACCTTGAGACTATATGCCCAGACGGAAGCCCATCCCTAGATACACCTGAGAGGGAAATCTGGTATCGGGCAGGAAAAGTGAACCTAGTGAGGCACCTAAGGTCCTTGCACGAACTTCAAACAACCTCAGTATTATCAGGAGAAATCTAATGTGTGGAGCAAGTTACACGCCGCCACCCCCACCCCCAGCGGCACCACCAACGCTAGACCAACTAGCACCAAAGACAGCTGGCGAAGGCGAGAACACTCGTGGCCGGAAGAAGAAAGGCCTCTCTGCATACCGCATGGATGCCACAGCGCCAGCTAGTAGTGCACTCGGGAGTATTCCCAAGAAGGCAGCTGGCGGCGTCAACAAGTAGGATAAGTAAACCATGGACGAAATGACAAACAAGGGCGACTTAGCTGCCCAGTACGACCACCTCGTCCTTGAGCGTGAGGTTTTCCTCGAGCGAGCCCGGGAGTGTTCAAAGGTCACAATCCCAATGCTCATCCCGCCGAGCACCTCGGGGAAACACACCAACTACCCTACCCCTTATCAATCGATCGGGGCTCGTGGTGTAAACAACCTAGCCTCGAAGCTATTGCTTTCACTCTTTCCACCTAACAGCCCATTCTTCTCTATGCGTGTTGATGATTTCACAGCGCAGGAGATCGCCCAAGAAGAGGGTGCCCGGGCTAAGGTAGATGAAGCACTAGGTAAGTACGAGCGAGCAGTCATGCAGTCCATCGAGGACAGTGGCGATCGTTCGGCTCACTTTGAGGCGCTCAAGCACATGATCGTAGGTGGCAACGTATTGCTCCACCTGCCGAAGGATGGAAGCACTCGCGTGTATCCTCTTTCACGATACGTAGTCACGCGTGACCCATCCGGTGAGATGCTCAAGTGCATCATCATGGAAGAGATGAACTACAAGAATTTGCCTAAAGAGATCGCTGAAGCGGTTGCTGAGGGCATGAAGAACGAGCATGGCGAAGTTAGCCCTACGGCTACCGTCAAGCTACACACCTGTTTCCACCTTGAAGATGGTAAGATTAAATCATTCCAAGAGGTGAACGGCGTCAGAGTTCCAGACAGTGAGGGACAATGGCCGAAAGAGAAGTCGCCCGTGGTGGCTTTGAGGTGGACGCGTATTGACGGCGAAGATTACGGTCGTGGATACGTTGAAGAATATCTTGGTGACCTCATCTCGATGGAAGGGCTTTCTAAAGCTCTACTCGAGGGGGCAACCGCAGCTGCACGTCTGGTGTTCCTAGTGAACCCCAACGGTGTAACCCGAGCTCGTGACGTGTTGAACGCCGAGAACGGTGCTGCAGTAGCTGGTAACCCACAGGATATCGTACCTCTGCAGGTGCAGAAGCAAGCAGACATGAGCGTAGCCGAGAGGCAGATCGCCAGTATCGCTGACAGACTAGCCTACGCGTTCCTCATGAACAGCGCAGTGCAACGTCAAGGTGAACGCGTTACGGCAGAGGAAGTCCGCTACATGGCGGGTGAACTTGAGGACGCTTTAGGTGGTGTTTATTCCATCCTATCTCAGGAATACCAGCTTCCCTACGTTAATCGTGTCATCGCTCGTCTCACAAAGATGAAGAAACTGCCGTCCCTGCCTAAGGGTGTGGCAACGCCAACAATCGTTACAGGCCTTGAGGCCCTAGGACGTGGGCATGACCTTAACAAGTACGACATGTTCCTGAAGGCTCTGATGCCTCTGGGACCAGAAGTGCTCGGACAGTTCATGAATGTTGGAGATTACATCACCCGTATCGGTACATCATTAGGCATCGACATTGACGGTCTAATCAAGACCCCAGAGCAGATGCAACAAGAGAAACAGGCTGCACAACAACAGCAACAACAAGCTCAGATGATGGACATGGCTAAAGGGGCAGTACCTGCTATCGCTAAAGAAGGTGCAGCTGCTATGGCCGCAAACATGAACCCTAACCAAGGAGCCCAATAATGGCTGGTAAACGACAGAAGCCGGGAGCCAGTGGGCTACTTGGTAAGATCACAGGAGCACCCGGGAAAGCCGGGGCTGCTCTTGCACAGTATCTACTAAAAGGGCTTTACATTCCCAAGAAGGGAAAAGGCTCTAAAGGGGCCAAGACAGTAAGGCCTAAGTAAACCCTTTCACCAATTAACCTATGGAGAACATCATGGCTGATGACCTCGTACAAGACCCCGACAATCCTACGCTCGAAGAAGAAGCGGCAAAGATGGATGCAGCCGAAAGTGAAGCACCAGCTGAACCTAAGCTTGCAGGGGAAGAAGATGAACCGGATCGCCCAGAGTGGCTACCGGAGAAGTTCAAGTCCCCAGAGGACATGGCGAAAGCCTACAGTGAACTCGAGAAGACCCTAGGTTCAAAGGACAGCACTGCGGAAGAGAAAACCGAAGCCGCAGAAGCTGCCGTTGAAGGCGCAGGTTTGGATATGGACGCCCTCTCAGCGGAGTACGCAACCAACGGAGAGCTGACGCCAGAAAGCATGGCGAAGCTAGAAGCAGTTGGTATTCGACCAGAGATGGTTGACGCTTACATCGCAGGGCAAGAACTCCAATCCAAGGAAATACTGGCTGACCTACTCGAGGGTATCGGCGGTGAACAAGAGACCTACAATGAGATGGTAGCTTGGGCAGCTGATGCGCTTGAAGAGAGTGAAATCGATAACTTCAACTCTGTAATGGAAAGCGGTAACCAAGCGGCAATTAAGCTCGCTGTAAACAACCTCGCCTCTAAATGGTCTGGCGACACGGGAATTGAACCCGGTCAACAGCTCAACGGTAAAGGCACAAACGCTGGCGCCTCTCGCTATGAGAGCACAGCTGACTTGATGAAGGATATGCAAAACCCTGAGTACCGTGACAACCCGGCGTTCCGCCAGAAGGTTGAAGCGAAGCTCGGACGTTCTGATATCATGTAATCCAGCTTCGGCTGATGGTGAAAGGAGGTGATCGTTTGTCTCGTTCTGGGAGAGTTTATTCCGAATACGACAAGAAATATCAAGCAAAACCCGAGAACGTTCGGAAGCGTGTCACAAGAAATGCGGCACGGCGCTTGATGATAAGAAAACACGGCAAAGCGAAACTGCAGGGGAAGGATATCGATCATCGTAAGGGAACCAAGGCAGGAAACGGTGCCAGCAACCTGAGGATCATGTCCTCTAGTGCAAACCGAGCTAAGAAGTAAACATCGGCGGGGGCTCAGGCCCCTGCCCACAACCCAAGGAGCGGCTTATGGCCTTTTCAGTTAGCGACCTATCCACAGATTGGCCGATAGATCAGGACGCATTTGTTCGCTTGGCTATTCAAGAGATATGGTCAACCTACGGTAAAAACGTATCTGCTGGTTTGAAGCGTAAGACGTTGAATAAATTCGGCAGAAAAATTAACGGACTTATAGATGACCAAACAGTCTGGGAAGTTCCAGCTCTAACGGAAACGTACCTCACACCTAACAACAACCTTATCACCCATATCTCCTCAAGCAACGCCGCAGACACCATGTCGGTAGCATTCGAGGGGCACTATTTCGACGCTGGAGACTTGTACTTTGGCGCTGAGACGCTTAACCTGACCGGACAGACACCAGCAGCCCTCTCTAGGGGTTACGCTAGGTGCAGCCGACTGAGGGCTATTGACGGACCTGCAGGTGACGTATGGGCGCACCAGAACACCAGTATCACTGCAGGTGTACCCACAGATTTCACTACGGCCCACAATGTCATCAAAGGCACAGATAACCGTACACAGTCATACAAATGCGCTACAACCCTCAGCTATCGAGATTGGGGCATCCTGACAACGTCACACTACGGCATTGCCCGTCAGAAGGGCGGGGCTATGGACTTCGAACTTGATATCAAGCTCCAAGGAGAAACAGCGTTCAGACCTATATTCGGACAGGCTGAGTTGGATACCCAATCAACCTCGTTCTTCCAACAGAGTTACAAGCCGTATGTCATCATACCAGCAAACTCTGACATTCGCATGCAGTTCAACCCATCCGTAACTGGAATGCAAGCTAACGGATCGTTCAGTATGATACTCGCGTTAGACCGTGAGTTTGCTAACGAATAACAAATTCATCAGTGTCCCCTACGGGGGGCATCAATGAGTATGTTCAGCTAACCTCTACTCTACCCACCAATCTGACAAACACCCACAAGTGACACTTGGCCCTCTGCGGAGGATAACCTTGCCT